CGTCTATTGGGTATGACAATGACGAGCTGTCGTCCGAACGCGCCACCGCTTGGCGTTATTACATGGGCGAGCAATCGACTTTGCCGAGCATCCCGGGACGATCGAAGGTCATGTCCCGTGACGTGTACGAGACGGTCGAAACGGTCATGCCGTCATTGGTGCGGGTGTTTCTCGGCACGGATCAGGTGTTCCGATTTGAGCCCGAAGGCGAAGAGGACGAAGAGGCGGCGCAACAGGCGACGGACTATGTCTCGTGGCTGATGCGTCGCAAGGGCAATTTCCGGCAGATATTCGATTGGATGAAATCGCCGCTGATTTACAAGAACAGCGTGCTTCATGTCTGGTGGGAGGAATCCGAAACCGAAGTCACCGAGGAATATACCGGCCTTAGCATTGATGAGATGACGGAGATCGTCAACGATGAGAGCGTGACGGTTGAAGAGATTGAAGAGTACCCGGCGGAGGTTGAAATGCCCGCCGAGCCGCAAATGCCACCGCAGCCGATGGGGCCGGATGCTGGCGGCATGCCTCAAGCGCCGATGCCGGGGGATGTTGGCGGGGTTATATCGATGCAAGAGCCGACGATGCTCTTTGACACCAAGATCCGCCGCGTCAAAACCAGCGGTGAAATCAAGATGGAGGCTCTTGCGCCCGAAGAGTTCTTGACCAACAGCCGCGCCAAGTCTTTGGAAGATGCGCGCATGGTGGCCCGGCGCACGCGGGTATCGAAGAGCGACCTGTTGAAGCGCGGATATGACGAGACGGAAGTTGAGAGCCTGAGCGCCGACGATAGTCTGTATGAGGAAACCGAAGAGCGGTTTGACGACCTCGAGTACGATGACGACAACGACGCCACGGATGAGGCGGCGCAACTGTGCCGGATCTATGAGGTCTATATCCAGTTCGATTATGACGGCGACGGCGAGACCGAATGGCGGCGAGTGGTCATGGGCAACGGTCCGGACTCTCCGGTTATTTTCGAGAATGACAAGCACGAGGGATTGCTTCCGTTCTGCGACCTAACGCCGATCATCCTGCCGCATCGCCGCATCGGGCTGTCAATGGAGGACGGGTCGCGAGAGGTCCAGCGGTGGAAGTCGACCTTACTGCGGATGATGATGGACGGGCTTTATCACTCCGTCTTCCCGCGCAAAGTCGTGGACATGAGCCAGATTGAACCGGAGTTTTTCAACGACGTGTTGAACCAGGCGCCGGACGCCATCATCCGCGCCAAGGGGCCGAACGCGATCGTGCCGCTCCAGACGACATGGGAAGGCCAGCGCGCCTTTCCGATGCTCGAATATGTTGATGGCCAATTGGTCCGCCGCACGGGCGTCACCCCGATGGGGCCGGATCTTAATCCGAACGCATTGCAGCCGGAGACGGCGGAAAAGGTCCGCGAGGACAGCAATCAGGGCCGCGAGCGAACCGAACTTATCACGCGCGTGTATGCGGAGACGGGGTTCAAGCAACTGGCCCGGTTGATGCTCCATCTCGTGACCAAGCACCAGGACAAAGAGCGGATCATTCGCCTTCGCGGCAATTGGGTGCCGATGGACCCGCGCTCGTGGAACGCGAATATGGACATCAAGGTGTCTGTTGGCTTGGGAACCGGCAATCGTGACCAGCAGATGCAGCGCTATATGGTGATCGCTCAGAAGCAGGAGCAGATCCTACAGGTCGCGGGGATGCAAAACCCGCTGGTCACCATGAGGAACTATTACAACACGTTGGAGAAGATGGTCGAGGCGGCGGACTTGCCGGACGTTGATATTTTCTTCACCGACCCGGACAAAAACCCGATGCCGCCGCAACCGCCGGGGCAAGACCCGAAGGTGGTTGAGGCTCAGGGCAAGATGCAAATGGAGATGCAGAAGCTCCAAATGCAGCAGCAAATGGACGGCCAGAAGATGCAAGCCGAGGCGGCCATGGCGGAGAAGAAATTACAAGCCGATTCCGCTCTTGCCGCTCAGAGGCTCCAGGCAGAACAGCAGATCAAAGCCCAAGAGGCTCAGCGCAACGCGGCGATGCAAGAGCAGCAGTTCCAGCAACAGTTGGAACAGCAACGCGCGATTGAGGGCATGAAGCTGGAGGCCGCCGAGCGCCAGGCCGAGCGGGCATATCAATTGGATGTTGAGAAGATGGCCGTCGATCAGCAATTCCGCGAGCGGGAGCTGGTGATGGAGGCTGAATTGGAACAATTGAAGATGGCGGCGGGCTCGCGCGACGGGCAGGGCGACATCAATTTGAGCGACTGAGGCGGCATGATGCTCAAGAAAAACCAACGCGACCTCGCGCCGCTTGGCAGGCGAAATAATGTAGTGCCGGGGCTCCTCGAATTTGCACGAGAAAACCCGGTAGAAGCCGGGTTGCTAGCAACGAGCATGGCGCCGGTCCCGGTCGTCTCGGATGTTGCCGGGCTGCTTGGTGACGTGACGGGGATGGTTAAGCGCCCAGAAGATCGGACTTGGGCGAATGCGGGACTTGCCGCGCTAGGCCTGCTGCCATTTGTGCCGGCTGGGATGGGCATGCTCGCGGGTAAGGGCGCTAAGACCGCCGATTTAGTCCAGCTTCGCAAAGCGGAAGACTTGGAGAAAGCGGGCGGGAACGCTGACGACATCTGGCGCGAGACGGGCTGGGGGCGCGGCGCGGATGATGAGTGGCGGTTTGAGATTGATGATAGTGACGCATTCTTGGAGCACCCAAGGAACATCCCGAGCGGTTATTACCGTTTGCAACATGATGATCTCGAAAATGCCTATCCGGATCGGATGAGATCCCTCCAGCAAAGTATCTTGAATAATGGGGGCCCTATCCGAGGGAAGTATCTACCAAGCAGCAACACGATTGTCGCGCGCGGAAGAGAGGGGCACCGGTCTACGGCCTTGCACGAATTACAGCACATGGTCCAAAGCAAAGAAGGGTTCGGGCTCGGAGGCAATCCGAAAGAATTCGTGCCGCAGACGACGTACACGGCTGACGAACTCACTGACGCCGCGATCATCGACAAGATGATGTCGGGGCGTGGCGGCATGAACCAACTCGACGCAATGGAGCACTTCAAAAAGGTCATCGGGCGCGAGCCTGCCCGCAAGGCGTTTTCTGCGCTAGAGCGTGTTGGCAGGGGGAAGACGCTTGATGGTGCGAGGGATGCCGCGCGTTTAGCGGAAGACCCAATGGAATCGTATCGCCGCCTCGCCGGCGAGGTCGAGGCCCGCAATGTCCAGAAGCGCATGGACTGGACGCCAGAACAGCGCCGCGAGACGCCGCCATGGGCAACCGAGGACGTGCCCCGTGATCAGCAGATAGTCCGGCGGGGATTGCTGGGAGACGGCCCGCAGATGAGTGCGGATCTGCCGATGGATGAGGCGTCGAGGATGGCGCAGCGCAACGCGGCTATGCCGTTAGAGAATGGGGGGCTTGGGCTTCCCCCCGACAACACATCAGAAATGCGAGCGAACGCGCTGGGATATGATGTTGATGCGTACCACGCAACAAATGAAGCGTTTGATGAATTCAAGCCAGGATGGCGTGGGTCTACATATCTAGCTCAAACGCCTGCCGGGGCGCATCGGGGCGCTTTATTTGGTGATCTTGACAATCTCAACCCTGGATCTGACCTCGGTCATGATAGGAGCAGAAAAATAACGATGCCGCTCAAAGTGCGGTCTAAAGACATCGCAGGGATGTCCGTTCGCGAAGATATTTGGAGGAAACTGCCAGACGTTATCGACGATGAGGATCTGATAAAGGATGTCGCCGATAGGGTGAAAGCAATGGGGGCAAAATATTGGGATGATGTTTATGAATCCGTTCTCCAGAGGGACGGGAGTTTTAGGTATTACAAAAAAGACATCCCTGAAGTTAATTATCAAAACATGGATGGTCGGGATTTATTTGGAGGTATGTTAGCTGGATTTAATACCGGCACTGACACAAAGAGCCTTGAATCGGCAGCGAAAAAAGGAAAGTCTGGGTTCTTGGTTTCCGACGAGGCGGGTACGTCTATTGTCGCGGGGCCAAACATGCCCATCCGTTCTCGCTTCGCCAAGTTCGATCCCAAAAAGATAAACAGCCGCGACCTTCTGGCCGGCGTGGCTGGCGCTGGCCTTCTCGGCGTCGGCGCGCGGGCGGCAATTCCACCCGAGGACGAGCGCGGGTTGTTGTATTAATGAGAATCTTTGCCCCGCTTTTGCATCGCACGGTCGGAGACTTCATCGAGCAAGCGATTTACGCGGCAACGGTAAAACGCCACCGATGAGATTGCCCGTGCGATCGATGTGATGCTGGACCGGGGGCGCTATGAATTGTCGGATGCGGCCCCGACGAACAGGATCGAGATGCCGCCCCGCATTGTCCGAAAGTATTCGATTGTGCGGTGGGGAGAAATGAGGGAGGCGGCTTGATCTACTTCATGATTGAAAACCGTGACCGGGAGTTATGGTCCCGGCTTCTGGTCGCGTCGGCGCTGCATGATTGGGGGATATCAAGCATCATCGGAAGCCAGCGGGTTTTGGCTCCGAACCTTGAATCGCTCCCGGTGGGATGTGTCGTGTTCAAGGGCGAAAACAAGGCCATGCGCGGATGGATGGAGACGGCAAAGCGGGCCGGCCACAACATCGCGGTGATGGACGAAGAAGGGCTGGCGGTTCGGTGCCCGGTGCATTTCCGCAAGGATATATTGCGATGCCTGCCGGTCGACGTGACCTCTGTAGCCAACGAGTGGCAAGACGAACACGCGATAAATAGCAAATGGACGGGCAATCCAAGGTTGGATTTGCTTAAAAGGCCAGAGATTTACGGCGAGCCCGATCGATCAGGATATCTGCTGGTCAACACCAACACCAGCGGGGCCAACCCCCGAGGCGGCGACATCAAGGCCTATCACGCCATGTGTGTTTCGGCGGGGGTGTTCGATAGCCGAGAGCAGTTCATCGCTCATATCGAGCACGATTGGACGTGTATCAGGAAAGTGCGGGAGTTTATCGAGGCATACGACGGCGAGGTGGTGATCAGGCCGCATCCCGGCGAGAACCCGGACCCGTGGCTAAATCTATATCGAGGCAACCCGAGAGTTCACGTCGCCGTTACCGGGAACCACGTTCAATGGATGCGGGGCGCGCGCTGTGTCTTGCACACGGGCTGCACGACGGCACTTGAGGCGGCGCATATGGGCGTGCCTTCGGTATCTCTGTTAGTGGGTGATCACGATGACGCTGTTTTCGCGACGAACTATCCCCCTTTCCCATCTACCGCCGACATCGGCGAGGCGCTTGATTTGGTCGAAGCCGCCGAGGTGCCGAGCGTGGGTAGCGACGGCGAGGCCCACAAGCGGATTGCGGCGGATCTTGTCCCGCGTGCTGGCGAGAATCGAGCGGTGGAGTTGGCATATACGGCGGTCTCGGGCGTGGACCCGTATTTCCTGAGCAAGGCGAAGATGGGATTGACCGACCTTCGTGATTTTTGCGGCAAGTGGGGCTTGGACCTGCCGATCCGCCAAATCGGTGACAGTGTATTTCAAGCGGGGTGAGCGATGGGTTTGCTTGAAGATAGACGCGCGCGTTCTGGTTTGCTTGCCGACGAATATGGTTTGGCGCATGCTGGGTTGCTGGGTCAACCTAACCGCCGCGACATCGCGGCGATGCAAAGCCGTCATAACATCGTGCCGGATCTGATGAATTGGGCGCGGCAGAACCCGGTTGAGGCTGGTGCAACGGCGGTATCGATGTCGCCATTTGAACCATTCGCCACGGCGGCGGATGTCGGCTTGAGCGCCAAGGATGTTTATGACGCGGTTCAGAAGGATGACTGGCGGGGCGCAGCGATAAGCGGTGGTTTGGGATTGGCATCGGCGGCGCTGCCGTTTGTCGGGTATGGAGCGGTTAAGGCGGTTCGCGGGGCGGGGAAGGCGGCGGATCTGCCCGCCGACCCTCTTATAGCCCATACGAATATTCGGCCAGGGGGATTAAACGTCGCGGATGAAATAGGTGGGTTGCCGATGCCCTCCCTGGCGATTTCGCGCGCGGACCATCCTTTGACTAATTTTGGCGACATCACCTTGCTCGCGAATAAGGACATGGCGATGCCGTCACGCTCAACGAATGTTTGGCCCAATGATGCGTATACGGGTCGGCAGCCGAGGGGCGAAGTCGATTTCGTGGATCATCGGAGCGCCATGAAGAAGTTCGCGAATGATCCGAAATTCTCTCACCTTTCTGACCGTGACTACGCTTTCCATATGTTCGACGGTTTCGAGGGGGCCGACCGAGCGTTAAGAACCGTAAACGCAGCGGTTGAGAAGGGTTTGGACCCTAAGAAATTCGCTTCATTCGATGATATGCACCGCGAAGCGCGGCAAGTCGCAGGGTACCTTGAGGATGGCGTGGGCGGGCGCGGGTTGCTGGATTATGGCGAAACACAAAGACTGCTGCCGCAAGGATTCACTGATAGCGGGAATAGGAAGAAGCCGAAGCCATATACGCTTGATAATGTCATGAGGGAGATGAAGCGAGATGGCGCGGGGTTCGCTCAGTCAGAAGGCTTCAATTACGGGCCATCATCTTTCCGCGCCGCTGTTTCGCCTAGATTA